TGGCGCCGCCGGTGGGATCTGGCACCTTGCCGTCGATTACCTGGTCCGCAGCAATACGCGCCTGGGCAAGCTCCCGGAACGGGATCGCCCTCGCGCCACTCAGGTATGTGTAGTTCGGGTCGCTCCTGTTCCAGCAGCTGAACTGATACGGCGCCTGGCACACACCGGCATAGCCCTCCCCCCACCACGATCTATCCTTGCCGTCATTCACACGATTGCGAATCGTCCAGGCCGCGGCGATCTGGCCGGCGAGACTCTCGCCACGCGCCTCACCCCACAGGGTGCGCGCGAGGATGTCGCGGTCTTTCTCGGTAACAGGCATTTCTTTTCTCCAGGCAAAAAAATACCCGCTCAATGGCGGGTGCGCGGGGCAATGCATATTCAGATCTGTTCGGAGGCCAGCCCCATGGGCGCAGCTTCGATGTTAGGTATTGCGGGGGCCGCTGGCCAAACCGGGGCGGCGTGCCAAGTTGGCTGTGCGGTGACCTTACCCAGTGAAAACTTGTATCCCTTCCATGCTTTGAGGCTCATCAGCAGCGCATCCTGTTCAGCCAGGTCTTCGTCGGTGGCTTCTCCGGCATCGACGCCGTAACTGATCGTCTCAACCCGATCCTGAATTCGAAGAATCTGCGTTGCGGCGATGGCATTCCTCGTGGCGAGCTCTGCCTTCATCTTCAACAGATGTTCAGCCAGGGCGGACGCGTCCTTCATTTCCTTCGTGACCAACTTTGACCAGTCGATAATCCCCGGAACCGTGTAGGTGGGTATTTCGAATTCAGGCGGCTCTCCACCCTCCACAGGCAATGGCTGAGGGAAAGCAACGATCCCGTCAGGGACGTTTATCAGGTCGGAGGGAAACGCCTGCTCCTGACTGTAGTTGTCGGGGATCGGCAACGTCAGCATCAGGACCAGTTCACCGTCGACCAGCTGAACGCATTCACTCTGCGGAGCAAACCACTCCGATTCGATAGCTGATCGCGGCAGAGTGTCCCCTTCTCGCATCGGCGAAAAGTCAAAAACCACACCGTTCAGAATCAGCTTACGGCCATCCTTCACGGCGACCAGGCGCTTGCCGAACAGCAGTGGCGAAAGTTTGATATGCATCATGCTGCCCACCTTCCGATAGCAAAATATTCCAGAGTGCCCGTAGCAGAGAACGAAGACGTTGCCATGACGTAAATGGAGTAGGAGTTCGCCGGCGGGTCATTATTCAGGTTCGACCACATTAACCTGCCGGCGGAAGTGAACTGAGCAAACACCACTGGTGTTGTCCCCGCAAGGAACGATACGGGGAACGCCCCCGAAAGGGACGTGAAGAACATGCTGCCGGACGCCGTGGTGATGTTTGCCGTCACTGAGCCAGTGACGCCGTAACAGATCATCTCGCCGCTCGCGTACTTGATGTATTTGCCGTTGGCCGTAGAACCGCTTTGGAAGATGTCACCAGTAGGGAGTCCGCCGGCCATGCTCACTGTCCCGAGAATGGCTGCGATGGCGGCGGCGCCAAGGCCAAGACCACTTCGGGCTGTGGACGGTGTACTTCCACCGGTGCCGCCCTGGGCAACAGTCAATGCTTTGGTCAAAGCATTGAGCTCTGTGATGTCCGCATTGACACCAGACTTCGCCGCACCGAGCGCTGCACGAGCTGCCGGGGCATCTGTTGCACCGGTGCCGCCACGAGCCAAGGTCTGAACATCCAGAATCCCGAGGTTTGACTTCGCCTCCACCAGAGTGGCCCCGCCAGTACCGCCTTTGGTTACTGGCAGAACATCGTAGTTGCCGGTCGTTCCCAATGCCGCGAGTTTGGCGCCGTACTGATTGACCAGGGCGCGCAACGCGTCCGCCGAGTCCTTGACGTACCCTTGCAACGGAGCCAGCGCGTACCCCCCTGCACCGTTGGTTGCGCCTTGATAGTTCGGTGAGATAGACATGGCCGTATCGCTGGCAATGTTCGTCACTTCGTACCAGCCACCGTCAGGCCCCCGGAAGCCATCGCCCACACGGCTATTGGCAATAAAAGCGGTGCCCGTGCCAATGACGGCGTTCGAATTCAAGGTGACAGAGACCGTTCCTGATTTGTACCAGGGCATTGAGTATCTCCAGGAAAAATAGACTCAGGCCAGTAACTTGGCGCAGAGAAATGGCCGGTGACCTTGGTCGGTCCAGGCGTTTGTTGCGAGGCTGTACATCATGATTCGACCATTGGCGTAATCGACAGCCAACGCACAGCCACCACCGGTTGAAGCGTTATGGCAGTTCATCGCAAAGGGGTTCAGCGAGATGTACTCCCCCGCCCCGAGCAGCTTGCCAATGGTCCAGATGTAGCGGCGCCCGACGGTGAGCACTTCGTCGCCGAGATAAGTCCAATTGCCGCCGGCAAAGGTAACGACCACAGCAGGGGCGCCGCTGTCGTACACCAGGGCTGCGTTCTGATCCCATAGCCGCAGTCCATACGCCGCTGTACCCATCGAAGCCCAGGCCGCAGCGAAGTACAGCCCGCTGAGACTGGCATTAACGACTGAGGCTTTCATCGAGAAACCGGTCCAGTTGCCCGGCCCGCCGGTGAACCACACGGATATCGGTACCTGCATCACTCCCGCATCTGGCCGGATGAACACTAGAGGCGGATCCAGGCTCGTTACAGGCCGGGCGAAAGTGCCGGTAGCGTCACCACTACCGGAATACGAACCTTTGGTCAGCATGCACAGTCGGGGAGCCTCGGAGTCAATCTGAACAAACGCGTTGTCGTTGATGCTCTGAAAGCCATAGCTCATGTCGAAAACCTTATGGCGTAGCCTTTGGCGACAATCCGTGTCTGGGTGACACCTGCGGCAGCTGATGGATTTTTTGCCAGAACCGTTACCTGTCCCGAGGCAGTGGTGACGTAGGGATAAGATTTGGTATTTCCCAACCCATCGTTCTCTGCTGATTGCACGTCTTGCGCTCTGGTCGGAATGATCATGAACACGCAGTTAGCCGGGTTAAAACCCGGGATACTGATCGTGTAACTGGGCGTGGTCCCGCTGAAGTCGATCACGCCCTGCCAGAGCACCTGATAGGTGAAACTGTTGGTGTCCATGGCGAGCTGACCGCTCTCGTTAAAGACACGCAGGCCAAATAGAGCCATTTGATTACCCCAGGTAGCCGAGACGGACGCGCAACACGTTGTTGGCGTCGTAGACCGATACGTTCAGCGAGTTGATCACCAGGCGCCCCTGCCCCGGGACTATGCCGTTAATCTCCAGCGTTCCGTCTTTATTGAGAATCCAGCCTTGCTGACCGGCGATGTAGTTGGTGGAGCTGATGTAGCTGCCGATCTTGGCGTTGGTGATGGTTCCGTCGGCGATGAACGCCGAGTTGATGAACACCTGGCCACCCTGCACCGCAAACGGAACCGAAATGGCGCCGCCGGCGATGGTATTGACGATGGCAAACCGATCCGCGCTGACCAGGAACTGGCTTTGCAAACCAGCACCGGTGTTCTCGATGCCCAGGCCGATACCTGCGGCGATGTACTTGCCATCGGCCGCCACCTGCATTTTCACCGACCACATGGTGTTCAGCTTGCCGGCCGTGTCCGCGTAGGCCGTCGACGTCTGCTGGATAGCCGCAGTGTTTTGTCCGACCGACACGTTCAACTGGTCGATCTTGGTGGCCGTCGCTGACTCGTTGGTGGCCACCACCTGTTCCAGCTCGGTGATGTTGGCCGCGTTCTCGCCGATCTTCGCATCGAAGGTGGTGATACGCTGCGCAAACGCCTCGTTTTCAGAGGTGCGAACCTTGGATTCCGAAGCGATGGCCGCGGTGCTGGACCAACCCTTGAGGGCGTCGGCCAGGTCCCCTTCCCCGTTGTCGTCTCGCGACGATGCTCGAAGCGCCTGGAATGCAGTTGCTTGGGCGGTGACAACGCCGTCGATCTCGGTGATGTCTTGAGTGTTGAAGGCTACCTGTTGAGCCAGCCCGTTCGCCGTCTCGATTGACTCACCGACATCCAGCCAGTAGGTCGCATTCGGCGGCGGGGTGTTGATTGGCACCTCGCCCTTTGCCTGGAAGATATGGCCGTCCGTAACCACCATCTGGTCTTTCTCGTAGACCTGATCCGGCTTGTAGGCGGTCAGGCCGTCAAGCGCGTAGATCTGGTCCTGAAGACCGGGGATTTTGTTGATCTCGTCCAGCAGGTCCTGACCCAGTTCCGTCTCGCCAATCTGACCAGCGATCATTTCCAAGATGGCCGCCGCGTCCGCGCTCGACTGACCCATAACGCCAAGCCCGATCGGGTACCAAGGCCCGATGTTGCCAATGCGGTCTACCAACCGCGCCCAGAAGAAAAACGTCACGCCGGCACGCAGCCCTAGCATCGAGAAATCACTTTGCGGGTATGACAGGTCCGTCAGCTTGGTGGCGGCCTCGAGACTGGTCGTCGGCCCATACCAGATTTCCGTGCGCTGGGTGTCCTCGGCGCCAGCCGGGAAGCCCCACTTCAGATAGATGCCGAACAGCAATGGCGTGGCCGTCAGGTATGAAACCGCCGGCGGCAATCCCACCTTACCCTTGAGGTTGGTCAGCATCGAGCTGCGCCAGATCGAGGAGATGTCGAAAGAGCTGACCGCGCGGACGCGGGCCAAGTAATCGCCTGCATAGATGCCGACGACATCCACGCCGGTGGAGCCCGTACGCGGCAGTTTGATCCAGTTGCCGCTGTCCTTACGCCACTCAACGTCATATGCAACTGCGCCGTTCACCGCCGGCCAAGTAATAGACATGGTGGCCACGGCTATGCCCTGGGACACGACAGAGTTCGACGTGACCGTCACGCTCGCCGGCGCCGGAACGACGGTGATCGGAATCACGCTGATTGGGCGTTCCTCCAGACGGGCGCCAGTGTCGATGTGAGCGAACTTGCTCGGGTCGTACTGGACGGCCGAGATCTCAAATACACCAGGCTCCGGCCGCGAAACTGCCGTAACCCGATAAAGCGGTACGGCCAAGTCATCGGCATCCAGCGCCCAGACAAGTTCAGGCTCAGGCACCGCAGAGAAGGCAACCGTCACGGTAACCACACGCCCCGCCACCGATTGCACGGTACGGCCCTCGCACTTGCCGTTGGGCAGGTTCACGATCAAACGGTCCCCGGCCTTGGCCTGGGTGTCCCGGTCCAGCGTGATAGCGCGGCCAGCAACCGCCGAGATGCGCCCACCAATCGCGCGGCCGGCCAACAGTTCGTCAGCCACCGGAATGACGTAGCCAGGCAACGGGATGCGACCATCCAGGCCAACACGGAAGTTGATTCCGCGATCTTTCGAGTTGGTCAGCAGTGCCCATTTACCCCGGCGCTGCGCTTCCGATTCACGGGTGCAGCCGATTGCGCTGATCTCCAGCGGGTTGTCGCCGTAGCGCCGCTGAAGCTTGGCATCGGTCACCGCGGTGACGTCGGTGTCGTAGTTGTTGGCCGGGTTGTCGTAGCTGATCAGGGCTCGACTGTAGCGAGTGCGCTCCGATGCGCTCGAGTAAGTGAACTTGCCGTCGATGACATTCGCCCGGGTATAGGCAAAGTCGAAGTCGGTGGCGCGCGGCATGTCCGACAGCGTGAAGACCTGGCCCTGAGCCCAGTAGGTCATGCCCCGGTAGATCGCCGAGATATCGCGCAGCAGGGCCCAGGCATCGGCCTTGCCCTGGAGGTTCAGGTTGCAGATGAAGCGCGGCTCTTGGCCGCCTTTACCATCGGGAACCAGTTGATCGCAGTACTGGGCGATCCGGTACAGCTCCCACTTGTCGACCTGCCACGGCTTGATGCGACGGCCCAAGCCGAAACGATCATTCACCGTGATGCCGTAGGTGATCCACGCCGGATTATCGGTCCAGGCCTCCTTGAGAGTGCCGTCCCAGATACCGGTATAGCTTCGAGCTTCCGGGTTGTAGTTGCTGGGCACCAGCCATTTGCGGGCTTGGCATTCGATGGTCACCGCCGGAATGTTGCGAAACTGCTCGGCCGAGAATTCGATGTAGAGCAGCGCCGTGTTCGGATAGCGCAGCTTGGCGTCGATGACTTCGGTGAAGCCAGCGATTTGCATGGTGTCGGCGATTTTATTGTTGTTCTGGTTCGGTGTAATGCGGGTGACGCGGATCAACCAGCCGCTAGTAGCGGCGGGCAGATCAATTCGGCGAGTTCGCTCATAGGTGCTGGTGGTTTTACCGTCGACGGCTTCGCTCAGCACCTGCTGATAGGCCCCACCGTCGGTGGCCAGCTCAACCTTGTATTCAATCCGATAGCCATTCACGTTACCGCTGGCATCAACCGATTGCAGCGCAGGCCAGGCGAAGCGCAGGCGCACTGCTGACAGCTCGGTATTGCTGATCGCTCGAACCCACGGCGTGCCGCTGCGCAATTCGATTCCCAGAGAGGTTTCGTTCTCGATGGACGGGATACCCTGGATGTAACTCTGCTCGACTGAGCCGCTGCGGAACTCCCACTTAACGTTGGGGAAGTTCATATTGCCCTGGGGATCTTGCAGCGGCGTGTTGTCGAGGAAGATGTCTTGTGCGGTCGGGTTGCCGGCGAACTCGCCCTCCCCGATCGCGATCAGGATCTTGGCCACGGCCACCGAACGCAGGCTGTCCGGCGCCTCGGTCGGCGTCTTCGGCTTGTCCGATCCGCCCTTGGCGCCGTAGATATCAAGCTGCTGTGCTGCGCCCATGCTTTTCTCCAGGCAATAAAAAACCGCCTCATGGGCGGCTGTGTTGTTCAGCGATTTGGCTACATCTGGTCTTCTGCGTAGATCGCGGCACTGATGATCGCGCCACCCCACCGACGCTTGCCGATGCAAAGCGGTACCGGGTTACCTGACGCCGTGGTGTTCTTCGCGCTGCCGAAGGCATAGCCCGGAGTGTTCTCGGGGGCTGCGCTCGTCTTCAGGCCTTTGGCTTGCGGACTCAGCATTTGAATGACTCCGCTGATCACCATTGCAGCGCCAACCTGATAGAGGAATGGTGAAGCTGCAGCGAACGGTGTGAAAGACAGCACAAATGCGACAGCGATTAGGACGGAGCCAACAATGGTTTGAAAGGATCCGCCCCGCTTGCTCCCTGTGACTACAGGTGCAATACGAATTTCGTCAGAGCCACTGAAACTCAGTTCGTTCTCTTGAACGGTTTTAGAGCCGCGGAAGACCGCGAACTCAATCCCTTGGGATTTTGCATTTGAAATGAAACGCTCAAACCCGGGGATTTGGATGCACAGTGCTTTTATGGCTTCCGCCGGAGAGCGCACCGATAGTCTGAATGATCGACCGAATTGCCGCAGTTGCCCGTAAAGCCTGATCGTGGTCATGGGCTGATAGGCGATAGAAAATGCAGCCATTGTTTTCTCCAGGTATAAAAAAACCGCCTCTCGAGCGGTTTTTAAATCTCACAGCGTCGTAGGCAAAATATCTATCTGCCCATCGCCACCAGTAAACACTCGGTACTTCTTCACTGAGTTTTGTGCTGCTACCGCATCTCGCTCGATACGCTCGGTGCCCATCCCACACATTCCTGATCCAGAATAGGCGGCACCCAAAGTCAACGGACCTGGCGCCACAAAGAATGCTGCTTTCTGCCCAGGGTCAAGCAAAGCAACCTTCTCGCCGTCGATAAAGACAGCCATTGAACAGAAACTACCCGTATGTCCCGAGTCGCGTATCACCTGAACTGTTCCGAAGCTACCCGCAGGCTTGCTTTGGAATTTCAAAAGCTGCTGGGCAGGAGCCTGCGATGCTTGGGAAGAAGGAACTGGAGATGTAGAACACCCCGCCAACGCCACCAGCACCAATGCCCCTACGGAAATTTTCATGTCATTCCCTCGCTGAGATTTGACGAGACCTTATCACCAACGAGCGAGCAACACGAAAGCCCAAAATCAGCGAGGATCCTCCGGTTCGCTGCCTGCTCTCTATACAGTCCGGATGTGAAATCAAGTTTCGCAGCGCCCAGAGGTAGCCCTCGACTGAAATCCAGCTATGAATGGACCAATAGGCTTGACGAGATCGTTCCACCATATACTTCTGCTCAGCAGCAGCCAAATTATGCTCTAGACTTTTATCAATTAAAACGCAAAACAAAGGTAAAACGTATAGCAAGCAACTACACGTTTTTCGCAGCTGGAAGGTATCTTATGTCAGAGAAACCAATTCGCCCTGCCAGACATCTAAGACGCACTGGGTTAAAGCACGCCCCACTTTTGCAGAGCAAGAATTTACTTGAAATTCTTTCCGGGCTGAAAGTCCCAGACGGAGTCTTGACTGTTCTTCTGACCTTTTTATCCGCCTTAACTTTAGCCCCATACTTGGGTGGTCGCGCCCTTTGGATCCTAGGCGGAAACCCAGTAGTCATTCCCACTTTATCCGAGCAGCTCTTCTGGACGATCATAATTATAACGCCATACATATGGATGCTTGCCCTTGGGCGAATATTTCACGCTTCAAAGTTCAAGATTGCCGTCAATCTATTTTCAGCCTCAGCTGTTACCGCAGCATTGGTAACCATTCATTCCTTTTACCCCATCATAGGTCTGACCGCGATCGACTCCTCGTACTTAGAAGAACATGAGGTTTCCGCATGGTACTTAACAGCCGCACACGAAGATGCAAAATATAAATACTTTCGATCAGAACCAATTAATCTTGAACTTGAAAAAGGGTGTGCCTTACGAATAGAACGCATAGAGCTTTCCGCCAGCGGCTGGGCAAATATCGAAAATTCAACATCAGGGTTTGACATTCAAATATTTGCCAGCACGTCAGAACTTCTTGCTCCGACATTCAAATCCCATCAAGACCGTAACAACTCAGCAACTATGGAAGCCTCGATGGCTAACACATTGCGCAATGAACCAACCAACGCAGAGGTAAAAGGTCGATCAACTGTCAGAATAAACAGTACGGACTTAATCAATGAAAATCACATAAATCTAAATATTACATATGATTTCATCGGCCACACCACAAAGGTCGAACCGGGGGAATACTCCAAAAAAAAACTTGAACGATCCGATTTAGTAATCCGAAATACGAATGCAAAACTACAACTCGTCGGCTGGACACTATATGGTGACGAGGTCGAGCTTACGATTAACGACCCTATAATAAGAGTTACAGGAAAAGAACATTGCTCTCTACCGTCGTGGGTCTTGCGACAAACGAACTAACTTACGCCAACCACCTGGATATCGCACATCCATTATGGTAATCCTATGAATTCTTCAGCGGGTCAGCCGGTTAACTTGATCAAGCCCGTCAGCACCACACCTTCAAGCCATGCTATCGCATTGCTCATAAGGTCCTCCCACGGCTCTACCGCATCATGTGGTTGATTGTGCATCTTTGTGCCTGAGGATCAGACGTGTTCGGTCCAGCCAAGGACCGCCGAAGACAATGATCTCGCTCGGGCGTCCATACAGGTGGTGCAAAAGGAATGGCCCGGGGCCGAAGGTGTTTCCCTCTTCGCCTGGCAGAGCTGGGTCCGAGCCGAGGTAAATCCCGGCGTGGTTCGGATGAGCTGTGCGGCCGACCGCCATAACGATCATGTCGCCGCGCTGCGGCCGGTCAACTCGCACGAAGCCGGCTGCCTCGTAGTTGGATTCGTACAGGCTTTCAGTCTCAGCACTCTCCCACCACCCCTCTTCTCGCTTGAAGGCCTCAAACTCAAGCCCCCACTCGCACTGGTACCAGTCCGCGCAGATCTGCCAGCAGTCCCACGCCCCGTGCACGAACGGCCGGTTTAGCAGCGATGTGCTGCCGCTTGGGGTGATGGTGCGCAGATCGCCTTCCGGCCAGCTGAGGATGTGCCAAGGCAAGACTGTCGCCTCGCACATGGCCAGGTCGTGCGGTGACGGCCGGCTGGTTGCGTCAGGGTGAGTGTGGAAGATGCCGATCACCTCACCAACGTCTTCCGCCGCGGCGTAGTCCTCAGGATCGATTCGAAACTCTTCGGTCGGCTCAGTGGCGATGTTCCGGCATGGGAAGTACTTCTGCTTCCTACCGATCGCCAGCAGCAACCCGCAAGCCTCTTTCGGATACTGGGCTGCCGCGTGCGCTGCCATGGCGCTCAAAATGTGCTTGCGCATGGTCAACTCCGTGCAATCAGGGACACCGCGGGGAATCCGCCGTGAGGAAGTTGGTTGTTCTCGCCGAAACGCAATTTGCAGGACTTGAGCCCACCCTTGCACTCGTCCTTGCTAGGGTCGTCCGTGGGGTTGTCGTCGTCATCGAACATGGCGCCGCCGGTGTAGCCGCAGTTCGGGCCGCGGTACCCGCCGGTCATTGCCCAGTGGCAGAAGGTCGTCATCTGCCGGCCCGGCAATCCGTGGTTGTCGATCTCACCAGGTGAGGACAGATCCCATTGCACTACCTCGCCGTCTTCACTGGTCTTCTGATCGATAAACCAGATTTCCAACGCTTCTTGCGTCGGGTCGGCAGTCGGATTGCCGTCTGGGAAGTTCGCCGCATCCAAGTACTTGACCATCGTCTCGCGCACGGTCAGCTGAAACTTCAACAGGTCATCGAAAGCCAGGCACAGGGCCGTGATGCGACCGTTCACGTTGGCAGCCATGAACGTGGGCCGTGTGGCACTGCCATTACTGTCGGCGCCGATGCCTTCGATCTGCACGGGCCAAGCTGCGTATTCGTTGCCCTGCCAAATGATCGACTTAGCCGGCAGCTCTTCTGCTGAACCCTCATAAGCCAAAAGCTCATCGGGTGTGTGCGGGATGGCGTGAGCGTGAAAGCGCAGAACGTCCGCGCCGTACTCCGTGCCATCGATTTCAAACAGCCGCACTTCCCCGCCGGGCTCCAGCTTCTGGATGTCCGTAATCAAAGCCATGCGGCGCTACCTCAGGGGTGAAAGGTTTGTTCGAAGGTGGCGGTCAGCGTGTAAATCGAACCGCCTTTGTGTGACGGCTGAAAGCCGGTGCATTTGTAGAGCCCGAGTTCGCCGAGTGGCGGCGTCCACAGGAAAGCCTTTGCCCCCTTGTGGCGGCGCAGAAACTTGATGATTTCCTTGATGCGCTCAGAGCTGCCCGTGTGGGTGACCGGCCAAGACTGCTGCTCGTTGTTGATGCCGTCCGAGACAGACTGGCCGTAGCCGTCACCGAAACCTTTGGTGCGAACGCGCTGCTTGATGTCACCCGTCGCACCCTTTTCCGTTTGCCAGGTGAATCGCTCAATTGCCATAGATCACCCCTTGATGGCCCTGTTGATTTTCCCGCCCTGCCTCAGGTCCTGGCTCACGAGCTTCTGATAACGCTGATCGACGAAATCGGCCAAGTCCTTGCCGAACTGCTCGTAAGCAGGATCATCAGTTGTTGAGCTGGTCGATCCGTCGCCAGCCACCATGACCTGCACGCTGATTGTGGTTCCGCCCCTAGATCCCCCGCCAAGCGCCCGAACACCCAGCGCGCCACCAGCCGTCCTGGTCAGCGGCATGATCGCCTCTGGTCCTGCCTCACCCATTACGCCAGTTTGCCCGCCGGCTATCCCGAAGGCGGTCGGCTTGGTCACGACGTTGTTGGTGAAGGCGCCACCATTCGCGAATAGCTGCACGCCGGAGCCCCACGCACCACCGTCCGCCTGTGGAAAGTAGGTGTTGGAATATCCGGCGGCAGTGGATCCTGTTGACGTAGGTGCCGCACCTGCCGCGCTCCCCGCGAAGTAGCTCGTGGCGGCACCCACCAAACTGCCGAGCAATGCCGAGCTGGCCTGCCGTGTGGCGATGCGTGCCATGTCTGCGAGGATCGACTTGGCAAAGTCCGCGAACGACAGCTTACCGGTCATGGCGAAATTGACGATCGCGTCTTCCATTGAGCTGAACGCGTTGGTGAACAGGCTTTTCGTCTGCCCGGCCACATCGCGAGCCGACTCCAGATAGTTCTGCCACGCCGACGATGCCCCGGCGCTCCAGTCACCCTGAGCAGCGGTCATTTCCTCGTAGTTGGATTGCACCGTGTCATGCAGGTCTTGCTGTGTGGCTTTCATCGCGGCCAGCTTCTGGGTGTACTCGTCGAGACTCATGCCGCGCGAGCCATCACCGTATTGGTTGGCCAGTTCCAGGCGTTGCTGATTGAAGCGATCGTCAATGCCGTTTTGCTGATCCGTCAGCCCGCGCTGCCGATCACCTTGGCCCAGGCCAGAAGCCGCACGCAGGCCTTGCTGCCGAAGCGTATCGACCTGTTGCTGAAGCGCGCTTGTGTAGGTCTGGACAGCGAGGGTCTGCTTGTTTAAGCGGCCTTGCTCGTTGGTAGCGATGATCGACAGCTCGCTTTCGCTGTCCTGCTGCGCCTTGGCCATCGCTGAGCGCGCATCGGCGATCTTCTGATCGATCTGGATGACTTGCGCGGCAGTCGTGCCCTTTTTGGCCTTGGCCGCTTCGAGCGCGTCGATTTCCAACTGATAGCTTTGAGCAACTTCCTCTGACTGCTGCTTCAGCAGACTGATACGTTGCTCGGTGTAGCTAGTCTGGGAGATCACGCCTGCACGCTGGGACGCTTCCAATTCCTTGTCGGCGTTTTTGTAGTAGTCCAGGGTCTCAACCAAGGCGTTCTTCGCGTTGTTGAAGCCGGTTAGATCAGCGCTGCCTGCGGCGGCCTTCGGATCCTTGAACTTGTCATTGATGTTAGCCAGGTTCTTGTCAACGACTGACTGCTCAAGACGCTTGTCCTTGGGGTCCGCCTTACGGATGTCGTCGAGTTGCCGGCGATATTCCTTTAGCGCATCTGCGCGCTTTTGCTCATTCGTCCAAGAAGACTTGGTTAGTGTGTCGACCTTGGCCATCGCAACAACGGCGTCTTTTTGGACCTTTGCCTGCTCGCCTTCATACTTTGCGATGTCAGCTTCAGCGGCCTTTTGATCCTCCAGCATGTTCAACCGGTCGCGGTAGAATCCGATCATCTCCTGCTTGTTTTGAAATAGACCAACATCGCCGGACTCTGCTCGGGCGAGGTTCCGCTGAGCTTGTTCGATATCAGAGCCGATGTCGCTACGGCCGATATTTTTCAGGTTGTCAGCTGCTCGCGCGACTGCGTTATATCCCTTTTCCCAGAAACTGAGGTTTTCAAGGATCCTCGGAGTGCGTTCATTGATAGCGTCGGCGTATTGCTCCGTCGCCAGCTTCACCGCGCCGGCGTGGTCGCCTTGCTGCTCCAGTGCGGCGATCTGCGAATAAACCGACGCCGTCAGATAGTGGTATTGCTCGTTCAGCGCAGCCGACGCCTTGACCGGGTCGTCGGCCAGTTTGGAGAACTCAGCTACCGTCTCGCTGACCGCCTTGCCGGTAGCTTCCTGCATCGACACGGCGGCTTGAGTGATCCCGGCGAAGCTCTCGCCAGCGATCTTCCCGTTGCCAGCCAGCAGAGCCAGGACCTCTGCAGCCTGCCCGGTGGTGCCGACAGTGGCGCTCACCTGGCGCGCCATATCGCCCAGTTGACCGGCACTCACACCAGCGTAGCTGCCTGTGAGAATCAGTGACTTGTTGTAACTGTCCTGCTCTTCGCTGCCCTTGTAATAGGCATATGCCAGTGCGCCCACGGCTGCGGTGGCCAGCGCGAGCGGCGCGAGAATGGCGAGCAATCCCGCCGCACCTGCGCCTGCGCCGGCCCCAAGCTGAGCCACAGCACGAACGCCGCTACCCCAGTCGCCCGAGGACAGTGCATTACCGAGCTGCACGACGTTTTCTTGCGCCTGGCGGGAGCCAAGCTTCAACCGGTCGAAACCAGTGGCGGTTTTCTCCAGCGCGGCATAACTGCCGTTCAGCTTGCCCAGTGCCGAGTTGTACTGGTCCTGACTGATGCGGCCGGCATCAAGGTGCTTACCCAGTTGCTCGACCTGAGTATCCAGTTTGACCATGGCCGCACGGGCCGGATCAATGGCACCTAGCAGGCTGTTCAGGGCCTTTTGCTCATCCAATGTCGACTTGGCCAGCGCCACTTGCTGTTTATCGAGCTGCGCGGTGATCTTGGTGAACTCGGCCTCGCCATAAGCGCCGGTCTTGGTGAGTTTCGCCAGGCTTTCGCGTTGTTTGGCCAGTTCCTGCGTGGTGGTCGCGCCTTTCGACAGCGATTTCTCCAGCGCTTCCATCTCTTTCATCAGGCCGACGGCGGATTGCTCGGCGCGATCGCCAGCCTTGGTCAGCTTGTCGAGATCGGTCGCAGCGTTTGCGGCATCAGCCGAATCGACCTTGATGCCGAGTTCTGCAATGTTCATCGACTCACCTTGAATAAGTGCCCGTTCTCACGGGCTGTTGTCGCGAGCTTCAGCCATCACTGCGATGGCTTCGGATTCCATTACGCGGATGTCCTGAAACACGCCGGGGCGATCCTTCGCCGAAACACCGACGAGCTTCATCACGTTCGGCAGCACGCCGTAATCGAGGCCTGTCGCGCCGCATGCGCTTGTACGCCACTGAGTCCACATCGAATCCATGACGAGAAAGGACCTCCAGTTATCTGGCCAGACTCCGTAATCGTCGTCGGGGACGTCCGCCATGGTCATGCCAAAGGCGGCCAGGGCTGCGACAGATGGACCTGGCTCGTACAGAGCGCGTGCGGCGCCAATCAGTTTCCCAGGCGAGCCTTGCCGAACGCCTCGCTGTAGGCTTTGACGACAGCGTCCGACACGCCGATGCAGCTTTTCACCAGAGCGGTGATCGACTCGTCGTTGAGCTTTTCTCCGAAGCCCCACGACACGACCAGGTCCTTGATTTGATCGACACCCTGCTCGACCTCAGCCGCGGTGATTTCCGTGAGGGTTGGTTCGGTTCCTTTGAAACGCTCACCGATCGCTTCCGCTTTTGCCTTCCAGGTATCGAAAAGCTCGGCCAGTGCGGTGCGGTCGCGATACTTGAATGTGAACGGCACCATGGCCGGTTTATCGCCGACCTGCGGGATGGCCACATCGACGGTGAAGGTCGGTTTTGGTGCGATTGAGAATTTGGCCATCGTTTACACCGTTGCCGCGTAACGGGTTGGGCGCGAAGCCAGCGACAGGGTGATGGTGCGAGTCATGATGTTGTTGCGGGAAAGCGTCGGGGTGGAGGTGATCGACACGTACGCGTTGTAGTAGATAACAGAGCCATTTGGCAAAGTCAGGCGCAGCACGCGAGGCGCCCGATCATCGTCAGCTGCCTCTACTACCGCCACGTATGGCAGGGCTGGATCGTCCGCCACGGTGATGGACATGCTGATTGGCGACTTGGTGGTCGGCAATTGGCGGTCATCAGACTCCTCGAGGAAGCCGAAGGTTGTGAATTGCTGCTCGCCGCCAGAGCTGGTGCTATCGGTGATCTGGCTGATTTGAGACCAGGCGCTTGCCGCTCGAACCGAGCCGACACCTGCGCCTGTCGTGTAAACCACGGTGTTGGTGGTGTTGATGCCTTCCAGCTCGAACGTGCCCGCGTCAGATTCGGCGACTCGTGCGACCTTGTCATTCAGGCGAGTCCAGCCAGAGGTAACGACGATGACATCGCCATCCGCCATGCCGTGGGCGGCAGCTGTAGCGACTGCCGGGTTGGCGTTGCTGATGGCCGAAACAGGCTTCAGCGCGCTGAACGTTGCGGCGATTTCGAGAATGGAGCCGTTGGGAAGAATGGCGCTCATTGAGAATGTTCCTCTGTGCAGAAATGACAAAACCCGCTCAATGGCGGGTTCTGGGTTTGCCCAACGGGCGAATTAGTTGGTATCGGATCGGTATTGGAACGAAGCCGGTACCGTATAGGTGTTGCCGTCTGGTATGCCTAGGCCGGGCGCAACCGGTGTCATCACCAGCGCAACCAGCCCGGCGCGGGGAATACGCAGATTGAGCGGGAACAGCGCGGCCAGCTCATCGACAATGCCGCTCGCCTCGGTCCGGTACTTGCCGGATGGCGTCACGACGCTGACCTGAAACACGCCGGTGTAGACCCGGTGATCGCCGCTCAGCGTGTTGCTGTCCGTGACCGCCGGCAGCGTGAAAGCCCGCAGGTATGTCTCGGCAGCGCCAGGAGTGTAGGTTTCATTCTCGGCCACGACCTTCAGCGGCTTGGGCCGAGTCTTGGCCCACGCGAGCAGGCGCGACTCGAACGCCGCGGCAATGATGTTGTGGCTCATACCTGGTTGTTCCTAATGGCTTCCTGCACGATCTGCTGGAAACGGGCCACGGTGATGCGAACCATGCCGGCGGGCGCCTGTTTCGAATGACCGAACTCGAGCGGAATGGCGTACGGCAGGTTGTTTATGAGGTAAGCGGTCTGGCCCGCGGTGAAGTCGCTGACCGCCGAGACCAGTGCGCCGATCGTCTCTTGTCCGCTTGGGTCCACTTCTTCAAACGTGACGTTCTCGACGACATCAATTGATAGGTGCCAATTGGCCCGGAACCGCCCTCCGACGTAGCCTTCTGGCGCAACGATATCCATTCCGTCGTTTAGCTTTCGACCAGGATTGAGCCGGCCCGTCTTCGCCAAGTTGGCCGAGTCGCTGCGTAGGTTGCTGTTGTGATCGTCCACGGCTTTGTTGTACTGGCGAGCCACGACGTTCTGCGCCCAAATCTCAGGATTCCCCACTGGAGACATGCGTATGACGCTGCTGCCGACCTCAATAATGATCTCGCGCAGACTGGCATCGATGGCTTCCGTGGCTTGGGCGGCGAACTCGGCAAGGCTCAGTGCGAAGCTGCCAGACTGGCCGGCTCCGGCGCGGCTCAAGATCGCACCTGCAATTCGTAAAGGATTGGCGTGCCGGCTGGGTTTATTTCTTTCAGCGGCGGAACAATTGACCAGGTGCGCCCTTGGACTATGACCTTGTTCAATAGGTCAGGCACCCATGCCAACCCGTGCGCGGCGATCTTGAGCTTCTTGTCACCCCGCTTGATCAGGCTGTTGTTCTGGAATTCTTGACCGGTGAAGTCGAGCAGGATGCCTTGGGCGGTCTGCTCGATGACAGTGTCAGGCGGTGCGCTACCGGCGTCCGGATCGTACTCGCCGACGGTGATTGCCCGGATGGTCACGGGCTGGCCGAACTCTGTGACCATCTCCAAAGCCATTACGGCCATTTCGTCGTAAAAGGCCATGAGGGCTCCGTATGCATCAGTCAAGTGGGGCGGTTACTATCGTGACTCCAAGAACAAAGTTAATGGAGCAGGAAGTCACGATGACTAAAGAAGAGCAGCATGCCCGCGAAGTCATAGCCAAGATGCGCAGTTTCTGCAGCCAGGCCAACGAATTAATGGCGCTGCACAAACCCAGACTAAATCGCCTAGAGAAGGATGAATTGCAGCAGCGATTCAGATTGCTTAAAGACGAGATCAAACGATACGCCAAAAGTGGCACTGTCGACGGTGTGAAGCGCGCCCGCAGCGAGTGCGAGGAGTTTTACTTCGAGCCAGCTGTTAGCACAGCGGCAGCTAATATTCTGGTGAGTGTAAACGCCGACCCAGCAACGCAAGAATGGTTCTCCTGCGTTTACGGCATCAATACCGATATTGGACATCTGCTCTCACAGCTGGAAGAGCAATATCCTGACTAAGCCCTTACGGCGAACAACCCTCTACGCTGAAGGTAATCCGCAAACTGCGTAGCGCTCGGCCGATCTGGCGCCGCCGGCAACAGGCGGCCACTGGCGTTGGAGATCGTCGCGTACTCGCGAGTTACCGCGCCTTCGACACGCTCCAGAGTGATAGCGCCTTTGCGCTTCTCCACCGGGTCGATATCGTCCTGATGAATCTCGGCGGCCAGTGCCATCTGGCCGTACTGGATTCGCGCCGGCAGGTAGTTGTCGGGCTTGATCTGCTGATCCAACTCGACACCTCGGCGCGGCCAAGCCAGAGCCTGATCGCTATCCGTCTTGCGCCCTTTCCAAGTCTTGCCATCCATCGCCAAGGCGGCTCGACGAAGCAGTGCTTCTTGCGCTGGCTCGTCCGCAGGGATGTTCACGCCAAACTTACCGGCGTACATAACCAAGTCCGCGGCGCTCGCGTAGCTTTCGGCGTCTGGCTTACCGGTGCCGTCCTCGATAATGAGTGTCATGGATCAACTCGCTGAATTGAGTCTTGAATGATTGGCCGCCGGATAACCGACAGCCAGCAGTATCACGCTTTGGGCAGGTCCGAGACGAGCTTTTCCAAGGACTCTTTCGACGCATTCGCGCGATACGAAACGCCTGCCACATCGAGCGCAGCCTTCAGGGCTTCGACTGCCTTCCCTTCGCCCGCCTTCAGCTCTGCCAGCTCGTTACGCAACCTTTCGTTTTCCGCTGCGAGCTCATCACGCGCAGTGGCAAGATCTGTCATGCCGGCGTGGATGCCGCTCAACGCGTAAAACAAACGAATCGGAAGCTCACCGGCGCCCGGGTGTTCCAACGGCGCCGCACTCTCCAGCGACTCGATCAGTCCGCGGAAGCTGTCACGCTCGGCGCGCAGATTGCCGTTTTCCTCGTCCAGTGTGCTTTGCACAGAAAAGTCGGCGATCAGCTGCGGCACAGCCTCTTTCAGGGTAACTTCGGGCGTGTTCCTGGCTTCGTCGTCGCGGCTCGCGGTCACATTCGCGTCGATGATGCGCAGGCCCGCCTCTTTTGCCAGCGCCTTCACGTCTTGCTCGTACTGGTGGAACGGGCCTGAGAGATACCAAACGTTCTTGCTCATGATCTTTCCTCACCGGACCGGGCGCATGGCCCGGCTCAGCTGTCAGTGGTTACTTGGAGGCGTCACCGATCAGAGCGACACCGGCCGTGTCCTTGATGCTGGACGCCGTTTTGTCCCAGTTAGTGCCGGTAGCCAGCGCCGCGTTCGACGGCGATTTGCCGCCAGTAGTGGTGTCCCAGGTGTAACCCTTCAGACCCAGGCCAAAGGTGTAGTCGGTCTGAATAGTGGTTTCGATGCGCTCTTTGCCGTTGACGGTTTGAACGTTCGAAATGATGTCGCGGTTGTCATGGACCAACGCGGCACCGCCCACCAGACCCAGGATGATTTCCTTGTTTGGCGTGCCGGTCTGCATCAACGCAGGGGCGTCGGTGACGACCGAGACTTTGCCGAGGATGTCGACTACACGAACGTTGCCAGCTACGAACAGGTTGGTCGAGTTGCCGATCGCTTGGCCAACCAGCTTGTGCCAGGTTGTGCCCTGCATGATCTGGGCAACAATCGATTGGCTCGCATCGCCAAACTTCGCGTGCGCGCTGTTCAGGCCGGCCTGGGTGATGCCGGCGGTAGCCGACACATCATTCACCGCGGCGGCTTGTGCGGTGATTGCCGCTACCAGCGCAGCGATCGCGGTGTTCAGTTGGTCTTTCAGCAGAACCTCGGCAAACGCACGGCTGGCCACTTCGATGCCCTGAACAGTTGGGCGCTCCAGCCAGGTCATCTGGGATGGTTCATAGCGGATCGGACCAAAGCCGCCAGCAACCTTGACCGAAGTGTTCTTCAGTTCAGTCAGATCGGTGATTGGTGCGGCACCGTTGGCAGCGTAGCGATCAACACGACGCTGAGCAGCACCCAAGGCCTGGAAGAACGACTCTTGCAAGAAGTCGCCGGTGAAGCCTTCAGGAGAAAGCACGATTGCGCCGTTACTGGCCGCGTTGAATGCCTGAAGCATTTGATCCAGCGTCTCGAGAGTCGCGGGCATGATGAAGTCGTTGAAGACCTGCATTTGAGACAGGGACATGAATTATTTCCTTACTTGAGAGGGAGATCAGAGAACCGTGCAGCCAGTGCCGCCGTGCGCTCTGCCTTGGTACCGCCGATGTTTCCTTTCGGGGCCCCGCCCCCACCACCTGCACCGTTGGCCCCGCCGCCGGATGCCTTACTACCCGCGATTAACGGCGCGAACGCCGTGTCGTTTGCGAATTCTGCTTTCAGCTCATCCAGCGTTGCCGCCGAGAGCTTGCCCTGCTGGTCGAGGACGACCACGACAGGCTTCCCATCACGCTGCTCGACGCTCAAACGGCGTTCGATGTGCGGCAACAGGGCTTTGGCGCTGCCTGGGATTGTCAGGGCAGACGCGATATCAGTAGCGGTACGGCCGACAGTCAGATCACGGATCTGAGTGCTCAGCGTTGTACGCTCCTGTTCCAGCGTGCCGTTCAGCTCAGCTTCGCGGCGGTTGTATTTTTCTGACCAGGAACGTTCGAGCTCTTCGACGTTTCCAGACTTGCGTGCGAGTTCTTCACGCTCAAGTCGCGCCGCTTCTTCAGCTTCGCGTGCCTTTTTCTCGGCGGCCTTCTTCTCGCCAAGCAGTTCTTCAACTTTGGATTTCAGGCCAGATACGTCTTCTGGTTGCGGCAGTCCTTCAATACCGAGGACAAACTTGCCGTCCTTCTCGGTGTAAAGAGCGCGCACGGCTTCATCGACACCTTCCAGGCTGTCCAGTTGGAATTTCAGCATCTGTTGTCTCCCAGAGACTATTCGCAGGCCCTGCCCGCAGACATGAAAAAGCCCCGTCATTGACGAGGCTGGATGAAAAAGCCCGCTGTGAGCGGGCTTGGATATATAGAGCGCTATTTAGGCTTGATTTGGCTCAGTTCATTACCGAGGCGACTCACGAAGTAGTCCGGTAACGGAAACTTAAATGCCTTCAGTGGTGTTGAAACTACAAGCGAAATCGATCCGATGTCTCGATTGCAGCAAACGTGCACCCAAGACGCGGCGTTTAACATCAGATGGTCGCCGTAACGGAAAGTGGCAATCTCGCCAAATCCCAATACGGCTCGCTCCCCGCTTTCCTCTTCCAAGTCATGGCCGAAAACGAATGTTCCATATTTCGAAGTCAAATACAGCCACCGGCCGTTAACTTCTATCGGCAGACGACCGTTATTAACAACCGAGAACGCATAGGATCCGTGGACGGATACCGAAAGATTCGGCAATTCTTCTCGTCGCTGCTTATCTGCTAAATAAACAGCTACAGCAGCTGCCGCCAAAGCACCCGAGCCAGAAACCCAATCCCCCGCTGAACCCATCAACTCCTTCAGAGTTTTAGCGGGATTTTTCTCAGAGGCTACATCTAGGCTGATGACAACGCCCGCAGTGAATGCAATTGGCAAACCAAGGACCGCTATCAAAATTGCGGCGATCATCCATCTCATAGCAGCCCTCCCCCAGAAAACTGCGGATTCTACCTGAGCGGGACCCTTTCGCCATTGAGTAGGTACCAGACACACAACAGTATCTCCGCCCCACCAATTGGCATTCCTCTATTTAATACCAGCACGCTCGAACGCCAACGGCTCAAGAGCCTTCATCTGCACAAGGTTCAGAGCTGAAAAGTTGCGATCAAGCTGAAGTTCGGAGAATCGCTCGATGCTGAGGCCGCCTTCGCGGAACAACTTCGCACGGATCGGGCCAATGGCCTTGTCCTGAAACGCCGCCGGCTGTTGCTTGAGCCAATCGTAATAGCTGAGGTCCGCCCTCACCTGCTGGGCGCCGCCATCGCCGATTGATGCTCGCGTGGCGTCCTTGGCAAACAGAGCGCTGAAGCGGGTGACCGCCACCACCGTTGAGCGGCAGTTGATGTGGATCGGCGGCCGCGGCCCCTCAGTCAGCTTGAACCGCTGCTTGTCGAGTGATCGGCACTGACTGGTCGTCTTCGTGTCTAGGGTGCTGACCCATTCCACCGCCTGCACAACATCAGAGTTCTCTTTCAGCGTCTCCATGCGTGCTTGGGTGGCAACGTGTTGCACCGCGGTTCGCACCACAGCGCCGGCATTCCGGTTGGTCGTGGCCATGATGCCGTCGTTGTACTGGAGCGCTTTGGTGCCCCGGATGTTCTTGATGATCTGGAAGTTGGTTTGGCCTTCGAAGAAGCCCTGCCGGATCGCGCCAGTGAGGCGTTGTCGCTCGGTTGCGGTGAAGCCATCAATGAAGGACTTGAGCAGCTTGCCGCCGTCCGCGCCGCGCACGCTGAGCGGGTTGCCGAGGATGGCCGCCCTGATTGCAGCAGCACCTGGCACCGCGGCATCAAACGAGACGCCCATCGGCGCAGCCCGGGTCAGGCTGGTCGCCTCGAACTCAGCCTCATAGTTGGCAATGTCTATCAGGTCGAGGTTCAGCTTCTCGCTGTACCGATCGAAGATGCCCAGCAACAGGCTATCGACTTCGCTCAGCAGCCTTTCCAGCCGCGCCACGGTGTAATCCGTAAGGTCCGCCCGGGTCAGCCGCTCACGGATCGAGCGGTCAATCTCCTTGAGGAATGGCCCGAACTTCGCGACCTCCCCCGACTTCAGTTGCTCGAGGAAGACAGCGTGCCGAATCGTGGCATCAAGGATCGCTTGGTTTGCCGCCATTCGGGATTACCTCATCGTCATCCAGTTCGATCACCGGATTCTCTGTTTCCAGTTCGTCGCGTATCTGGTCGTCGGTCTTCTCGGGATCGATCACCCCTCGATCGCGCAGGTACTGCCAGAAGTCGCCCGCCGGCAGCTTGCCGCCCTGCACTGCGTTGAACAGCGCCGAAAGGATCGTTGCGTCCAGGGTGATCTGGCTGAAGTCCTGATTGAGCTTGTAAACCACCTCGCCCGGAGCGTTTACGAAATCAGCCATCCAGACCAGGCATTGGCTGTAGGCTTCGCTGACGTTGCTCACCACCAGCGATAGGACACTGTGCTCCGCAGCGCTGTCGTTGTCGGCCTGGGTCGCGGTCTTAACCGCGCTACCACGCTCGATCAGCCTGGCGCCAAGCGACACCATGTCGTCTTTCTTGCCATCCATAGCCTCTTTGGCCACGGTGTTCGGCTGGGCCTGCATCATCCCGCAGGCGCCGCCTTGTGGAAGTAGCCACGGCGCGCGCGATCCGAGGAAGATGCCTTGCTCTTCCAGGTGGTCGCGCCATTGGTCGCTGAGACCGGACATCCACGGCTGAGGTTGGCCCACCAGGTAAGCGGCCTCTTCATAGTCCGCGCTGTTGCGGTAATGGCCGATATTGATTTCGGCCATGTCGTACAGCGGTGAGTCGTCGATGCTGGTGTCGTTGTTCTCGCTGCCCAGGAACTGGAACGGGATAACCTTCCACGGCTGGCCAAGGCCATTCAGAGGAGTGAAAGGCGCGATGGTCATTTCCGTCTTGCTGGATCCTTCCTCCCAGACCTCTTGGGTGTACACGCTTGCAGCATCCAGGCGCAGCACTCGATATTGCACGACCTGTTCACTGCCGAAGCCGTCGTCGGTATCAACGTCGACCGTCTCGCGCAGCACAACAAGGCTCAGCAGGTGCTGGCCTCCGACTTGGCGAGTCTTCCAGTTGATGATGGCCTCAGTCGGGTAGCTGGCGACATTCGCTCGGGCCCGACCCGCTTGTTCGTCTGCCTTACTAACGGACCCAGCTACAACAGCCGCGTAATCCACCAGCAGCCCATGACGGCCGACTTCGAGCAGATGCCCGATGACCGATTGCGACTGCTGGTAAATGCTCACGCCCTGCCCGTCGATGTCCTTCGACACGTAGTCGAGTGCACCAGGGACCGTCAGCGTTGGCCAGGTACGAAAAACGGCCCCCACCAGGCTGTGCTTGGTGCGCCCCGTGGCGTTGTAGAACACGGCGCGCTTTTTGTACGCGTCGTAACGATCCTTATTGTCCTGGCTGGTGTCCGAAGCGTTCGGTCGCGGTAAGTAGTTGTCGCCGGCAGCCTTGATGGTTTCCGAGCCTTTGCAGACGTCGCGCACCAAGCGCCAGCGGTTTTTCGCCGCGACGTACTCGGGGCGAGTGAAAGTGACGTCGCTCATCAGCGTGCAAATCCCATTTTGA